ACTGTTACATCATCTGTTTCACCAGCACCATCGACTAATGAGCCAGCATTTAAAGTACAAACAACTGACCAAGTATCGGAGAACAAACCCCGAAAACTGTCATTGCCTCTGCGTGTTACAACTGCACTTGCTGTTGCCATTTTTGTTTCTCCTAATAGGTTAAAAAAGTCCCCCTACCCCTATTTCTAGAGATAGGAGGGACAACTGCAATTAGGCTGGAACGATCAAAGCAAACATTGATGCAGACTTAGCCGCACCAGTGCTTGCCGCTGAACGCAGAATTTGCACTCCATACAGCGTGTCTGCTGTGTACAAAGTTGCAAGGTACGGCTGTTGGTACTGAACTTGTGAGCGAATAGCCACTTGTTCAACCAAAACCAGTGAGTCTTTATGACCCATCAAGCAAACTCGTGCATTGTTAGAGCCTGATGCTGTGTCGCAATTGCTTGAGACAAACACAGGAATACCATACAAGTTACCGATCTCACCTGTGCGAATGGTACTGTTTGTACCACCAACAAAGGCTTGTTCAGTGTAACGAGCCAAACCCATCAAAGTGTTGCGGCTTGATGGAGGAATCAAGAAGAAACGCTGATCCATTGGGGTATCAGTGTCATCAAGACGCTGAATAGTGCGGCGAATAGCGGCATCGGTCAATGCTGACTCATTGTTGTTTGCGGCAACATAAGCAGTAGTACCATCACCACCAATAAACGCACCAGTTGCATAAGCATTTGTACCAGCACCGCCATTGGTTGAACGACCCAACTGAACCAAGTCAGTATCGACTTGTTTAGCCAAGGCATAACCAGCGTCAGAGGTATAGAAGTTACGCAAGCTGTTCAAGGCTTGGGCTTCGACAATATCCTCAATCAAACGGCTGTATTCGTAATGCTTATTGATAGAAACTTGAACTTCAGACTCTGTAGCGGCAATCAAAGTGACTGCTGTTTCAGCGGCTTTAGCAGAAGCAGAACCACGGGTAGGTGCAGGGATGTGAACTACATCACCCTTCTTACCTTTAAAGTTCATCTTCATAACCAAGTTAGCTAAAACGAGGTTTTTCTTGTAAGCCGCAACGATTTCATCTGACCAAATTTCTGGGATGAATTTTTCAGCGGTTGTTACCGTAACTGAGTTTGTGGGGGAAAATGATGTTGCCATGTTAAATCTCCAAAAAACGATAAGTTAAATTATCTAACCCTGCCGTCTTGATACGCTTGCATGATTTCTCCGCTTAACGCCTCATAACGATCTGGGTCAGTCATCTTCAGCCGAATTAGATCAGCCCTGCGATAGACTCTTTTTCCAGATTCTCCACTTCCACCTACATCGACACTTGCGGCTTTAAGGTTTGACTTGCGCTGAGTTTCCCCTGCATCTGTAGTCTGTTTAGCCTTAATTCCTCGCAACTGCTTATAGGTGCTTAACAATTCGTTTGCGCTGTCATAGTCAAACTCACCATCAGCTTTTGCATACAAACCAAGGCGAATAGGTGAAGATTTCACCCAATTCACAAAGTCTGTATCTTGAGCAATCTGACCGAAATCAGGGTGCTCTTGCGCCAGCTTTTGCTGAATCTGCATCTTTTTGAACTCTTGACCAGCTTGTCTAGCCGCAAGTACATCGGGATGGTTATCAACAGTCTTACGAACTGCCGCCTGTGGATTCTCGAAAAAATCTACTTCTGGCTCTTCCTCAATAGGTTGTTGTTTAGAGGAGAGGTTTTGCTTTATAAGTTCATCTGCCAGCTTTCGCACTTCCCCAACTTCCTGCGCTTGCTTTCCAATCAGCTTCTCAGCTTCTTGGTGCATTTTGACCACTTCTTCCAAAGATTTCTGCCTGTATTTCTCAGGCATCTCGGACAAGGGTGCTACTTCAGGTAGTTGCTTCTTTTGCTCAACTGCATCTAACTCACTTAGCGACTCATCTTCATTGTCAATCAACATATTTTTACCTTTTTCCTGCCGTTATCGGTTCTAGGACATTCAACTCGGCATTTCTGCTTATGAGTTGTGCTTTTGCTCCCACTTCAGTTGATCTAGGTGTTTTTTCTCGAACCTTCCATGCTCTGATGGAAAAGAACCAGACCACCCTTCTAACTTGAAGTTTGGAGCAGATAGAGTACGGTTGGCTGTTTCTCCGCACTCACATCGAAAACTCGTTGTCTCATAATCAACAAGTCTTTCAGTTTTATGCCCATTTGCACAGGCAAAATCAAACATTCTTTTCATTCAATTCCTCAAAAGCTCGTTCGCTGACCTCTTTCAAGGTTTTCAGCCAAGTCAAGATGGAAAGTTCACCTTTGCGAAACTGCAAGGTCTTTTCATCAGGAATTACGCTTATATTATTGAGTGACTCTATCATATTGTCAATATCTATGCACAAATCCTTCCAACCTTCCATCCCCATCATTTCAAACCTACTTTCGTAGTAATTTTGTAGTTCTGGGGTCATGGCATAGCCGCTTTGATCTCGTCAGGAGTGGTTGCCGCATCAATTGCAGTCTGCATGGTGGCATATTTGGCTCTGACTGTTGCCCTTGCTGTTTCTGCCGCTGTTGCTTCAGATGGAATTGTTGCCTTGATGTCTAGTGGCGCAAACTCAGCAGACCTTGCTTCTCTGCGCTTATCGTGGGCAATGGTTTTGGCTTTGTCAATGTTGATGGTAATCATGCTGTGTACTCCCATGCGTTGCGGAATGTTCTGTCTGATGGAATGTCAGCAACATCCACAATCTTGTATGGCTTGCCTTCAGGAACATCCTTTGCGGCAATTTCCTCAATGGTCATTATCTCAAGTGCCTCTGGTGTGGGGATGACAATAGCTACACCGCCGTCATCTGTTGGATAAATGATTCTTTTCATAGTCAACCTTCAACGGAATATTTGTATGGAAACAAATTGATAGTCACTTTGTGCGCCGTTAACATAATTAGTTACGAACCTCATTGAACCTGTATTAAAAACCTTTGGATTTATTGTCCCCATAGAAGAAGCATCGTCATATCCCGCAGTTCCTCCAACTGAATAGTTCGCATCAGACATTGCGGTTGTAAAGTTAACGGTGTAATTGCCTGTCCCATTATCGGTAATACTAGACACATTACCATTTGCACGAATAGACACTGTGCCTACCCCGTTAAAATTAACCCATGCCCTTGCAGAATACGATGGCGCTGATCCACTTGCTGTTGATAAAGATGCAACACTTGCTGTGCCGCTTAATGTTAAATTTCCAGATGTGGTTACAGTCCCACTTAGTGTTAATCCGCTTGCAGTACCAGTACCAGTAACAGATGTAACAGTACCTCCAGCACTTCCACTTGATACAGCTGTGACTAATCCTTTAGCATTTACCGTAACACTTGCATTTGTAAATGAGCCTACATTTGAGTTTACTGTTGCAAGCGTACCAGCAGCAGTTACATTTCCAGAACCATTAAAACTAGGACTTGTATAAGCCAAGTCTCCTGTAATTGCGATAGTTCTTCCTGTCGTCAGTGTTGCGGCAGAACCTGTTGTACTTTGATTCAAAGTTGGCACATCAGCCGCTTGAATCGTATTCATCACCACATTAGTACCATTGCCACGCAAATATGACCCACTGGTAACTGCACCAGCAAAAGCATTGATTGCTAACTGCGCTGTTATCTGTCCAGAACCACCATTAGCAATTGCAACAGTACCAGTGACATTGCTTGCCGTACCAGTTGTATTCTGATTCAGTGTGGGAATGTCAGAAGCAACAATAGCCCTGAATGTTGGTGCGCCAGCAGACCCATTAGGTGCGGCTAAAACAAAGTTTGCAGTCTTAGATGCGTAAGGATTCTGAGTTAGATGCGTAAGGATTCTGAGTGTCTCCATAACCTGATGCCAATGAAATAGCAGGAGTAGCACCGCCACTAGACGCAATAGGAGAAGTACCTGTAACAGAGGTAACTGTTCCTTGGAACTGGTCAGCAGAGGAAATGGTGAAGTTAGGGTAAGTGCCAGTGATTGTTGTTGTACCGCCTTGGGTCAAAGCAACAGTCTGATCTGGCGCAGAATTGGTAATTGTGAAGTTAGGATAAGTGCCACTTGTACTGATACCTGTACCAGCAGTCAAAGCAACCGTTTGATCTGGTGCAGTGTTGGTAATGGTCAAAGTGCCAGAGGTAGTGATTGGACTACCAGTGACGCTGATGCCAGTACCAGCCGTAGCCGCCACACTTGTGACTGTGCCAGAACCACTTGCCACTGTGACTGTTACATCATCCCCTGATGTAGTTGCTGTAATGCCTGTACCAACAAAATTGATGCTCTTAACACCATTGGTAAGCGTAGTTCCTTCTTCCTTTACAGCAATTGCCGCATTGGTGGACATGGTGCTGATGACTTTGATCTTTTCAGCAATGTCTTGAGAGACAACCTCACCAACATTTAACTCTCTGCCATCAGAAAGGCTAATAACCAAAGAACCATCAAAGTCGATGTGTGCATTGGTTACTGATACGCCATCAACACCATTTTCACCATCACGACCAGCTTGACCATCAGCACCTTTATCACCCTTTGCGCCATCTCGACCTGCTTTTCCATCTTTACCATCACGCCCATCTGTACCATTAGCACCATCACGACCATCTTTGATAGAAAGAACACGCTTTTCAATGGTGTTACCTACTGCATCAAATCGATCACGAATATCTGCTTCAATCTTCTTGAGTGCTTGGACAACCAAGTCAACATTCTCGCCAATCTTCTTCTTTTGCACTTCTTTTGCATTGGCAACAGACTGACGCACTGATTCCAAAACAGCCATCTGCTGTTCAGGAGTCATGTTCTTGAGAATTAACTCTTTGGCTAGATTTTCAATATCCATGATTGAATTCCTGTCTGTCCAGCATTCAGTTCTCTAGTCAATTGGTCAAGGAAGTCAGATTCCATGCCTGAAATCTTGTTGTTTTTCTCTGCCATTTGCAGTTCAACAATCTTAG